TATATTATTATATCCCTTAGTACCTGTGGTATTTCGAATGTCAGCTCTAGCACTATAATTATACGCTTCATTACTCAATCCAGAATATGGAGAATATAGAGTTACGCTAGGTGTAGTTCTCATGGTTGTTGGGAACTTGAATACACTATATGGAATGCCTGGAAGAATATTAAATGCATATGTGTTAAGTGATGGATCTCCTGAATTTATCATTGTTGCAGATCCAATTGTTTGTGAACTTGTATATGTTGAATAATAATACTTTTGAGCAAGTTTTTGTTGTTCTTCTTTAGATAAGAATGAATGTTTTGGAGTAGTGTATGTTCCATCATATACAACCAACGAAGCAAGACTTACATACAGACCAGTTCCTACTGCTACTCCACCACTATAACCAGCATTTACTAGTGGCATTAAATCCAATCCAATTTCAACATAATCGTTAGCGTATGATCCTGCTGAAAGACCGGGAACATCATAATTTAGTGTGTGTTTAGTCCATGATGTTTGGAGGTTGATGGTTCCTATTGTATCTTTTGAAACCAATCCTGAATTTCCATATCTTGCAAAATAAACATCAGCGGAATAATTTGACTGCGAGCATTTTGCATAAAAACTTACAGTGGTTGATGATCCATTAAAAGTTTCAATTTCATCTATAACATGACCAACTGTGCATGTCGCTCCACTAGGATCGGACCCTGCTGGATTTGCTATGCATTTAAAATTAACATAATATTCTGGATTTCCTTCAACATATGTGTCAGTAACATTGAATGATTGTCTTTCAATATACTGTGAACTGCCCGATGGCATACCTTCAAGTCTGCGAATCCAGTTATCTGCAAAGTATACACTTCCAGTAGATGTATATTGAGTCTTTCCTGTATTTCTTTGCCATACTGCATAATTTCCATTAAATGTATAATTCTTAAGATTGGTCAAACTTTCAGATTCTGCTGTTGATGTAAATGAAACACTTGATGGATATCCAGCAAGGGGTCTTGGATTTACATACCAATATGTTGGAGAAGAATCAAACACATAACCTAATTGATATGTTTGTTTACATCCTTCTCCCTGTCCTATAGTTAAAATATTTAACTGTGTAATTCCTGTTGCTGTTGCGGCGGAAGATGTGCTAAATGTTGAACCATTGATGCCCCATGGTCCTTGTTTTGTTGCGGCAGAAGATATTGAATATGGTAATATAGTGCTTGTTCCTTGAGTTAATATCTGGTAAATTAAGTTGCCACCAGATGTTGTTATGGACTCCACCATACCAATTATAAAATCTTCTTCATTTGCAACACCGCTATATGTCTGAGATTCACATGCCCATTTTTGTGTTCCACTGACAAACCAACCATTAATTGCTGTTCTGCCAGTTGAAGTTAAATGATCATTAAATTCTGTTGAAGTAGAAAATGAGTGTGGTGCGTATGATAAGAACATACCACCAGTGAATCCAACAGTTCTTGGATCAGTTGGAGATGTTGGAAGAGAAATATACAATCTATGCGAACCAGATTCTCCTCCACCAGACAATGAAGAATTTAAATAATTTCCTCTATATTGAATCACTAATCCTGCTGTTGCTCCAAGTCCAATCAAAACTGGTTTTGAAACTTCTCCAAGAGTTGTTGGTTCTGTGGTAGTAATATTACCACCAGTGCTAGGACTCAAGAAATAAACACATCCCGGAGAAAGTGTTGATCCTGCTACCGTTTGAAAATTTCCAGTAATATAACCGTTTGTTGTAACGACAGAATATGTTGAAGTTAATGATGATAAAAATCCAACTACTTCTGCGGAATCTGGATCATTTGCTTTTGATGTTGTATATCCACCAGATGACAACAAATATACAGGCATTCCAAAAGTAAATCCAGATGAACCAGAAGTAATTCCTGTTATTTTAAATGAATTGTTGGGAAAGATGGTATCGCTTGAAAAATTTACAGTTCCTAAAAAATTAACATCATTTGAAACTGTACCACCAACATAAAGTTGAACAAGTCCACTTGTTGAATTGTATGATACTCCCACTCCCCCATTGACGGTAAAAGTTACTCCAGAAACAGTTGCTTGATTTAATTTAGCAATTATTTCTGAATTTTCTTTTATGAACCAATCATAAAATGTAGAAGATCCAGTTAACTGTGAGATTGTATCATTAAATGCCATTGCTTTACCTTATGTTATGGATAATAAATTTGTAGTCCTGTATAATGTAGGAATGATATTGCTGGAGGATCTGCTAATTCTTCTGTTAATGTAACCTTAGCAAATGCAGAAAATGTAGAAGATTCGTCTATATCACCAAGAGTTACATTTGATATACTTAGTTTTAATCTGGCAGCACCACATGTATTATATGTGGATGTTGTTCCTTGTGAGTTGTCTCTTAATTCAGAACATTCTGTATCATCACCAGTTCCGCAACAAGAAATTTCTTCCTTTGCAACGGTAAATCCAATATATTCTGGTGTTGTAGTATTCGCTGTGGTTGTTTCCAGAGTTTCTGTGAACTCAGTATCATTGTAAATCCAGAAAATTAATCCACTTTCTGGATCGTGCCACGAATACCAACCCGGAGAAACTGTAATGTCAATTATTGCTTTGTCTCTTCCGTTTTCGTTAGTTTGCCTTGCGTTGGTTATTTCTACTTGATCCGGATGAAATGGTATCATTCCAGTATGAACTACATTTGTATTTCCACCAACAGATTCTTGTGTTGCAAACGGAGGATTTGGTGCTCCTGCTCCACCAGTGTATAAATACCAATTTGCAGGTGCAATTGAACTTAAAGTTTGATTTATAAAAAATAACTCAATCATTTCATTTAATTCGGATGCTTGCAATGCATATCCTGGATTAAATGCAATCATGTAGTAGTTTCTGACAGGACTTGTTAAGAAATTATCAGTTGCCCTACTGTAGTATGGGGATTTTTTTAATGGTAAAGGTGACTTTATTTGATTGGCAAATTCCATACTTTACATTCCTTTTACCATATTTATACGAATAATTACAGAATCTACATCAGAAACTACGATCTGATCTGAGAGTTTTGTTGTTGATAAGTTTTTTCCAGAGTATTGCTTAAAACTTGGTTTATCAACAATAGTTGTGATCTGTGAGCCCTTTGCTAAACCAGTTAGTGTTTGATTTACTAAAAAATCACTTTCTTCATATACTACATTTTTTAATTCTGCATTTTCGGTGGTACTGGTAAGTGCAACAGTACCTCCAATTTTTATATCTTTTGCTGTTTTTGACACAGTTGTATTTTCATAAGGTATTTCATACGCTATCTCATATAACTCATCTGTTATTGGGAGTTGAGAAGATGTAGAAGCAGAAACAGTGGCTTTGACTGTGGTTCTAAAAATATAGTCTAATTTTTTATTTAAATTTGATCCAGATATAACATTAGGAGCTCCACTTATTCCTGATGGATTCTGCACCAAACCAAAGAAATTAATTTCATTTGGCAATTGTATTCCAGCACTTGTAAATGATGAAGTATCAACTTTGGCATCAATCATTACATGTTGAGCATCCAATACTGTTACTGGATCAAATGCCAATCCATCTATAGTGTCTAAATTTATTTCAATTTTAGAGACAAATAAAGTTGTATCTAAATTGCCTGTAACATATCCAGAATCTAATGTGACTGAAATATCCTTATATCCAGAACCAACGGATAATAACTCAATTCCATTTATGATATATTGATCGTCTTGCAATATTGTTTTAAGACGAATTTTTCCCCCTGATCCAGAATTGCTTGATACTGTAAGTTCTGGATTTTCTACCAATGCCACTAATTGTTTTCTGCTAAAAGAACTCAAGTCTATGAAAACACTGACAATCGATCCTTCTTCTAAGTTATCGTTTGTGTTTACATCATAAAGGTAATAATAAGGTGATGCGCTTGATAATTTATTTTGTGAGATCAGAGAACCAATCTCATCATATTTGTCAATAATATCAATATTTGATTCTACAGTTTCTCCATCTGAATAAAAAACACCAACAAAAGAGTCATTATTTTTTGACAGATAAAAGCAATCACTACATTTTATATCATATGCAACTGTAAAAAGTTCTCCCTTTTCAAATTCAATTGTTCCATCATCTCCATCTGTGCTTATTGCATTTTTTGAATACAAAGCACATTTTCCAACTTCTGTTGTTGTAGAATCATCACAAAATGTTCTTGTTTGTTGTAGTTGAACTTGCAAGTCATCGCTGTCAAATGTATCAAATGATATTACTGGAATCCATTTTGATGTTATAAATCTTTCAATTGTTGGAGTAATTTTATAGAGGGGTTTCCAGGAATATCCATCCGAATATCGAACAATTCCAGTTGTGTGTGTTGGTCTTACCTTTGAAACAAAATTTCCAAACAAATCAGATCTATTGTCTGTGTTATCTGATATGCAAAGATAAACATATCCATTTTGATTGTTGTATGCGTAGTAATTTTCAGTATTTTGTTTAATTGATGACCATGGTCTGTATGGAATTGTTGGTGTCCATTTTATATTAGGAACTACAGGACTTAAACTATTTTGACCAACTCTAACAGAAAAATCAGATTGTCTCCAAACATCTATTGTGCTTTGGTTTGAATTTGATGTTGTGTTGGAAGTATCAGATCCTGCAAAAACAAATAATTGATTTTTTGTTCCTGCATCTTTTATAAATGTTTTTACATTGTTACTTTTTATACTCATATGATATCTCTATTATGAACCAAGGGATGGGCATGAAGGAATTCCTGCATTTGGAGAACCAAGGCCCGGTGGATAACACAACTCTAGCATCGTTTCAATATTTATATTAAAAATATCAAAGGTATCATATTGAGAGGTCCAATTTGGAAATAGATGCGTTGGTCCAGAAAACCCAGTATATCCATTACATCCTGTTGTTTTTGGAAGACCACATAGTGTTATTCCTTCGGTTGCGGCATATGCAGTCCATCCTGCTGCAATGTGAATATTATTTGAATATGTTCTATAATCGGTGGACAATTTATATGGAGAATATTGTCGCAAAAGACCATATTCACAAATTACAGATGTATTTTCATCATATGTTGGACCTTGGTAATCACTAAGTCTTCTTTCAAAGACTATTCTCATTCCGGATGGATGAACCATATTTAAATATGTTTCTTTATAATCATATGATGCCAGACCCACACTGAGCAAATAAGACCAATCTTGAATCCAGTTTCCATCCTGCATTCTAGAACCATTGAGATAACTTCCACTTAGAGTTGCAAGATCATCATAAGTTCCAGTTGCCCCTGGGAATGTAAAATCAGCACTATAGAATCTTCCACCATTTAATCTTAATATGTTTTTCTTTGGAACATCAATATGAATATCATCTTCATCTACGCCATACAAAGTTTGGAAGAAGTATCGAATTCCTTCCTCTGTTGATTTTTTCTGGTAAAATGTTCTTCTTACTTGATTTAAAAATTTTCTAAGATTGCTTTCCTTGACTATACCTCCATAACGCTCTAAGCTCTCTATAGGAAACCCAGAAGCATATGCTGTGGCAAGTTTTTCCAAAGAATCAGAATCACAATTATCGATATCAATAATATCTGTAAATTTTTGACTTAATTTGTATTTTGCTCCAGATGTACTGTCACAATACAACCAATCATAGTATGCTTGTACAAAATCATAGATGGTTGTGCCATCTATGTTACTTGCTATCTTTTCTGCCTTTTCTTGTCTAACCCACAAAGGTATTTGACTTGTTATGTCATATATTCTGCCACACGAATCTTGAAATTCCAATTGCAACAATTCAAATGTTATACCAGGAACTACGCTCGCTGCTATAGTTGCATTAATAGTTGCTGTTTGTGGATTGAGTGTAGTTGATAACATTAGATTAGCGTTACATTTCTGTAGTTAAATGATATTAAATTATTTAATCCCATCGCAAAGTTCTTTTTACGAAGTTGTACATTTAAAGTCGCATTTGTCTTTATTACACCATTCTTGATATAGATTACTCCACTATTTGCAATAAAGTAACCGTGATCTCCTGCAATTTTAGTTTCGTAATCTCCATTTGTAGATTTTGTCCATAATTCTAGATTTACTTTATTTCCTCTAGAACTATTGCTTGTCAGATACATTACGAGTGCGACATTCGAGTCTGCAACAGGAGAAAGATCGGATGTAAAATCATTTGTTATATCAATTCTTGTAAAGAGAGGAACATATAGTTCATTTTGTAAATTAAATGCATAATCCGATCCTGCTTGCATGTCTTTTTGGACAAACAAGAAGAAATCATCAGGACTTATGATTAATGAATTGTTTATTGTAGCATCTGCTTGTAAATCTGCAATAAAATCGGAAGAACTGAACGATACATTGTATTGATTTTGTTTTGCGTATGATTGATTAAAAATTGTCTTAACTGTGTTTAATATTAAATTTCTATTTGCAGATCCATTTATTCTGAAAGAAAAATCAACATATACATTAATCGAATTTGCCTGAACATATTCAGGATACACAGTAATTACACTTTTATCTCTCAAGAAATTTATGAATTCTAAAATATTTTCGGCAGAGGGAGAAACATTTGATGTTATAAAAACTCTACCATATCTTGGAGGAGAAAGATCCTGACCACCAAAAACACTAAATTCGCTTTCAGAATTAAAAAATCCAGCTTCTAATAATAGTGCCTTATAGTCATTGACTGTAACTGCTCTTTCTTGTGAAGCAAACCACTTTGGTGCAAGATATCTCACCGTGTTGAGATTTGGTCCATCAAGTCCACCACTTGACTGTTCTACAAGAGTAACTGTGCCTGTAGTTGCTGTAAAGGTAGATAAGAAATTTGCAGATGTTCCGCTTGCAGTTACATATCTTACAGTCAGAATGTCTACAGTTTCGTCTATTTCTTTTCCTAGAGAATTTGCTGGTCCAAATTGAATCTTGAATCCATTATTTGTTCTTTCAATAAAATATATTCTTTGATTTATATCTGAAACATAACCTATGTTGTTAACTCTTGTCCAAACATACTGTATATCATCTTCAACACTGGTTATCTTAATAAATTCTTCAGATACACCATCTAAAACATTTGCATCTTCTAGATTATAAAAAGTAAATGCAATTCCATTTTCATTTGTTGTTCTAAATGATGTTCCTGCCGTTATTTTTGTAGAAGCACCCAAACCACTTACTATAATTTTTGCCCTTGCTGATTTATTTGATGGAACTGTGTATCCTAGAGGTTTGGTCAGAGATATTACAGAATCTTCTTTTTGTGCGCTATCTAAAAATGCCTCAGCATTGATCATATTTGCATAATATGCATAATAAAATGTATTATATGCAAGCAAATCGATAATGGATTGCATCGCACTACCTTCAAAATTATATCCACTGAAAGTTGATTGATTTTTCAAAAAGTCTGTAAGACTTGTTTTGATATCAAAAAATTCAAGATTTCCAAGTGTTGTTGGTGTATTTGCTGCCATTATCTATCCCTTGTGATTGGTATTGTTATTGTGTCTTTTATTCCAAAATCTGGTATAGAGAAATCAACCACAACATTTATAGAATAATTCTCAGCATCGTTTACAACTCTAATATCATTAATTGAAACTCTATTTTCGTATGTGCCAATGTTTACAGCAATTCTGCTTTGTAATGCAACAACCATTTCCATTGTATAATTTTCAAACAAAGAACTTGTGATATTGCATCCAAATCGATTATCAAAAAATCTTTCTCCAGCGTTTGTCAAAATTATATTTTTCAAAGATTGCCTTATTGCACTTAAATCTTTAATCTTATTTAAGTCGTTCGTAAAGGCATTTCTGCTTATGAAAAACGGAATGTCTGTATATGTTTGCCTAGTTTGTAGCATTATTATTATTTATTATTCTTTTTGTGGTAATTTTCCAAAAATTGCTTTTGGATCTTGAGGTATATCATTTAAATATGGAATTTCATTTCTTGCAAGAGTTACAACAAACACATGATTCAATTGTCCTATGAAATTGTGTTCTATTTCAGAAACAAACCATTTTCCTGACAATCCCTTGTATTCTCGGTATGTTAGTTCTGGCAGATCGTTTGGAATGATCAATTCTACGATAGAACCTATGTTAATTTTTTCATTTGGAGCAATGGTTATCTTAATTTTTTGTGCTTCCAACAAAGTTGTCTGAGAAAGTCTTGCCAGTGGCAATTCTGGAGGAGCTCCCCAGAAAGTTGCATACATTCTATTAATCATTAAATACTCATGAAATTTCTTTCCCTGTTCTGGGCAGTTACAACTACACGAAGAGGTGGGATTAGAAAACTCACATCCAAGATAATCTGGACCTAAAACTTCTTCTATTAATGCACATTCGCTTATCTTATTATACAACTCATGCAATTCCAAATATGATGGTTCTGGTTCAGATGGCATTAAATATCTTGCTGGACAGTTGCAATATGGATCATTTGGTAAAGTACATCCAGAAGATGTAATTAATCCATTTTGAATAGCATTTGGATTTGCACATTTTAATCCAATTTCACTGCACGATCTTAATGTATCTCTAGAATAAACTGTAAATTGTATTGAGAAGTTGCGATCAAAGAAATCATACTCAGCATCAACTGGTGGAGTCACAAGTCCGTATTCAGTTTCACCGCTTAAATCATATTTCCACAAATCCTCAACAACTAGATTTGGTCTATAAAGATTATAACTACCAGCAAGATAATGCATCAGCGATTCTCTAAAATAACCAGTAAAGGTAGCATTTGTCACATCAACATACTCTGCTGTTTCTTCATTATCCACAAATATTGACATATTTGGTGCTTGTGTTGAAATCAAATCTTTTGTCTGTTGTGAATTATTTAATCCTAACCAATCTTGGAATTCACTGCCATACCATGTTCTCCAGTAATTTGAAGAAATTGTAAAGATAGCCTTTCCTCCAAACATATCTCTTGCTTTTGTGTTTGGAGACTTCATAATATTTGCAAATCTTATTGGAATGAATAGATTTCTTGGTACAAAGAAAGACCACCAAGATCTATGTGGTTTCAATTTTCTATAACTGTTTGGTAAAATAAACGAACCAAGAACAGAAGATCTATAGAGAGGATCAAATTGTTTTCCTGAACTTACACCATAGTGATATAATGATTCCATCCAGTCCTGAGAATCATTTTCGAAATAATATCCACCACCCATATGGTAATCCATATCATAACCACCACCATGAAGATCGTTTTGCATTGGATCAAATGTGTAATATGGGAATTGTGTTTCAAATACTGCTTCAGGCCATAAGTCCATTCCATTATAATCGGTTGACAAATATTCAGAATTATTTAAGACAGAACCAGTATCATGATTCCACCACTTATAATAATTGCCCTTATCAACTCCCTGTAATTTTCTATTTGTTGGAATTTCATCCTTTATCTTCTTAACTGCAACATCAAATCCAAAAGGGTCCATACCAATTACTGCTGCATTATATTTAACTCCCTGTCTACCCATTGGACCAACAGTTAGATTTACAAGGTATGGCAAGAAATATTCAGATCCCGCATCACGAACAAATCCATTTGGGAAATCATCTGATCTATCCAGTCCTATTGGTTTTTCAAAATCAACTCGAACATAGGATGTTATTTCTTCTTTCTTAATATCTGGTGGTTTTTTATCCTTTGTATCGTAAAAATTGTATGTATTTTTGAAATCGCTTGCAGTATTACTTAAAATTTGCAAATCAGACTGAGCAAATCCATAATAATAAAAGTCTTGATATTTTTCTGGAGTTAAATGATGATTGAGCATCTGTATCATCTGAATCAGATACAGCAAACCAAACATGTGGTTTTCTAGAACTAATATATGATTGTTCTGTTGATCCATATTTTTTGTATCTTTGATTGTAATGTGGATGGAAAGTAGATCCAGTATTTCCTCCATAATATATCTGATATTTCCAATCAGAATATGATGCTCCAGTTATACCAGAAGATTTAGATAAGAGTTCATATCTACTATTTCTAATTTCTTTTCTTGTTATCTTTTTAATATTTTGTAAAGAAAGTGGAGATTGAACTGTAGATCTCTCTTGATTCTTAAATACATTCTCTCCTGGTTTTTTCGAAAAGAAAAATGCATTTCTATTATACCAGTTTGTATATGAAAGTTCCCATTCGTTTGAGTAAGTTTCAACAATTGCACTTTTTAGATCTTGCAATAACTTCAATTCAATTTTTAAAATTTGAACTTCTGCTATGGATGTTCTTCTCAATGCTTCTATGGCAGAAGAACTCAAGCATGTTGTGTTATAACAATATCCAACTGACAGACATGCTTTTGTATTTTGTAAAATTTCTTGACTTGTTATTGCAGGAAATAAATCTTTATCTGTTCCATAATCATAGAATGACCAATCAGACAAAGTATTTGGACTCAATGTTCTCCACAAATAAGGAGCAGCATAACTGTATATTGGAGATAATGCACCTTGATTTATAGTTGGAATTTCTTGATTTATATATTTGATGTATCCTCGTATGATCGGATCGCGTGAACAGTCTTTTAACGCCACTGGATCTAGAATTCGAATGTCTTCTTCTGTTGGACCAACTCCAGGTCCAGTTGGACCAGTTGGACCAGTTGGACCGCGAGGTCCGGGTGGACCTGGAGGGCCTGGAGGGCCTTGTGGACCTTGTCCACCACCACCCCCACCACCATCATCGCAACTTTCTCTACAAGTTCCGTTACTGCACAATTCATAATCAGAACCACATTCACAACCTTCACATCCATTTGGTTTTACAGTTCCATTATATGCTTCACATTCTGCTGGCGACATGCAACCACAACCGGTTGTTGTACAACATGCAACTTGAGTTGAGTTACATCCATTTGCACCCAGAACAGGACCACAATTTGGATTTTGTAAAAGAATACAAGGATCTCCTTGTGGTAAAGAGTAAAAAGCAGCTTCACATGTCAACTCTTCAAAATTAGAATTGCAGTCTTTTGGAATTCCTTCACATGCTATTCTAGCATTTTCTATTCTTTCCAGATAAGTATCAACAGGATCAATCTGAACACAGATTGGACCACTGTATGATATTGTACCACTACACTTTCTACATGCAAATACCGATCCTTCACAATTATCATTTGCTCCACCCTGAGAACCACATGGAGTATCACCACCAACAACAGATCTGAATGTTATTTCTTGACCATTAAAACCAGTTAATGGTGGTGTGCTAAAAACAACTTGTGCTATACCATAGTTTGGTGGTATTGAATTATATGGGACATGACCAAATTCATATTCTCCGATAGGCCACTCTGGTATTTGTTCTCCAGGAACTTCATCGCCAATATATTTAAATCCATCAGTGAGTAATTCTATCGGTCTATATTTTTCAGACTTCTTTGGAATTAATGAAGAATAAAATACAAAATCTGCTTTTTGTTTATAAATTGCAGCATTTACATTAATGAATTGCTCTAACTTTGAAATTCTATCCGTGATCTCGGTAATAGCAATATCATATAGTTTTGTTGCTCTTTCTATTACATATTTTTTATATGCAGCAGGAGCATTTGGACCTACCAAATTATAGAATTGACCAATTGTTTCATTGTATGGTTCTTTTGTTAAATCGTATGATTGTGTAAGACCTCTTTCAAATAGTGTGCTTCCAGAATCATAGTTTAATAAATCAGTAAAAGATCCTGCTGCTACAATTCTATATTCATCATCCTTATCCCCATATATTCCAGTTGCTCCAAACAATGCATTATATGTGTAACCGTTTATTGGACCTGGATTTTGTAAGAGATTGATATCATATGTTGAACCAAGAGCACCATCTTGGTGACAACATATCGTGCATCTATACACTTCCCATTTTCTTTTTATAGATTTTAATCTCGCATATTTTGTGCGATTAGCAATTAAATTATCTCTTATATCAAAATGAATTTTTTTAAATGTTTCAAAATCCCAACCAACCATATCAAATTGTGGTTGATATGCAACTGAATCCCACTGACCAGTTATATCAGTTTGAATATATTTGGTCCATTCTTGACTAAATGGAGAATTTAAAAAGTTTTTATTAAAGAATCCAAAAACATTATCATCATAATATGTACTTGATACATTATTACGATACTTAGCTATGCTAAATGCAGAGTAAGTTGAATCATTATATTTTGTAATATTCTTTGGGTTATTATTTAACCCTAAAGGAACTTTATCATAATAATATTCAACAGCATCATAGATATTTACTAACTGATCCAACAAATCATAATCACTTAATGTAATATTAGTTGTTCTATTATTTGTTGTAAAATCTACATACGCTAGATCGCTATTTTGATATGATGTATCATATAACTGAGATCCTGGTCCATAATAAACAGGATTATGTAAAAAATAATGTGAATATATAGCACCAGAGTCTAGTAATTTTTGAAAGTTATATTGTTGAATTACTTGTAATGATAAAATTCTATTTGGATTTGTTGTATCTACTGTGATTATAAATCCATCTACTGGGTCTTTCAACGCGCCTAAAGAATCTCCAGTTACACCACTGTTTTCATGTAACATTTTAGTTACAGATCTAAAGTTCCATCCATTTCTATCGATCCATACAAAATAATCAGCAAGTTTTAGTTTTTTATCATAAGCATAATTGCTAAGATAACGAAGTAATTGATTATATTTAAAAGTAGACTTAGATTTTAACCAAGGATATGCTGAATAATTTGACTTTAACCAAACACCAATATCAGAACTGTCTATTTGGTATATTTTTTCAGCAGTATTTTCTATTATTCTATTGATTATTCCGTTTGTTCCAAAGGGTTCTGTATCCTGATTTTCACTAACAGACAAAACATCCACCATCCCAAGTGTCGATTCTATCAAGTCTATATGGCCAGAATATTGTTCAGAAAATGCTCTGGAATTTACAAATTCTAATTTCCACGCGATGGGTCGTTCATCTGCTTCATTTGTTTCCATCAATGAAGCTTCATCGTTTATTTGTTTAGCGTTGTATATGTAAAATTTAAAAGTGACTAGGTCTTCTGATTTTCCTATTTTGAATTGAACTTCTAAGTATTCATTTCCTTGAAATAAAAATTCATCTACCCAATTTCTTGTATCGTAT